ATCCAGCAGTCGGGCTGGTGTCATACCCCATCCAGAAACCAGTACCGGCATTGTACCCAGTCGACCCAGCCCGAATGAAGTTATTCGACCCCATCGTGATGTTGCCGACAGTGATGCCGCCGGTAGAACCATTCGGAGTCGTAACAGGCTTGTTCAGCGTAAACGCACTGCTAATCTGCTGCAACTGCGTGTTAAGATTCGACAGAACTTGGTTGGTCGAAGCCAGCATACTGCTGACACTCGAAGTCTGCGGTATCTTAACCGACGGTAACAGAAGTTGTGCTTTACTAGCCATTACTTTTCAACCTGCTGATTCGGCCCGATGAAGAACTCTTGGTAAAGGTTGAAAACAGCACCGTACACAGCCTGATTGTTGTTCGCGGCGGTAAATTCAAATTTGTAGGCGATCGAACGATAAGCGTCACGCGGCAGGGACAGGCGCTGGTCGGTCAAAGACTGCGTCCAAGTCTGCCCAAGCTGCGACATATTCGCAACGCCGTCACCGATGTACGGTTGCACCGCACGATAAACGTGCATATGCTGACCCGACAGCCAAGAGGCGTCGATGTACAGCGAGTCGGACTGCTTAATGTTGAAATAATTGCCGTAGTTAAGATACGGAGTCTCAAAATACGGGTGAGTGTATCGGTGACTGCCACCGTTGAACGTATCTTTCAGCCCATTGTTAGTAGTCCCAGGAGCCTGATCCTGATACAACGCACCAGTGTAGCCAAATACGTTCAGCTGACCCAGCGAGACCGACGAGGCAGATGTGTGAACAATCGGAATAGCGCAGTACGGATCGGAGTAACCAGACGCCGTACACGGAACATTGCGGAAATGCCAGTCTTCAGTCTGTTCGTTGTAAATAACCTGCCTAACCTGATACGACGAATTAACTTTTACCCAGTAAGTCCACACAACTTCCTTGGCAATCGGATTGTAGTACCCGAAAGTCCGTTGGAAGTTCGTATCGTTAATCGGGCAAATTTCAGTAAAGAACTTGCCTCGAACCGGTCGACCAATAGCCGTCGGCTCGAAGTCTTCGATCTTGTAGAAATCGTTACGACCAATGAAATAAATAGCCTGCGGCGTGCGGATAACACCGGACCTAAAGATCGACCCGATGTTGCTGTTCAGCTGAGTCGCCTGGAAGACATTCGGCAGGCCGACATACTGGAAATTCCAAATCGAGTCAGCCAAGAACACAAACAGCAGCGACCGCCAGGGTGCGAGCCCGGTGATGCCAAGGTTAGCCAAGTCAGAAAACTGCTGTTGCGGCAGAAGCTTCTGGTCAGCCTCGTTAATCAGCGTGCTGTAGAACTGGTCAGGATTATTGAGGTGAGACCAGCCCAGCGTGAAAGGCGTAGTCTGACTATTGTAAGGATCGCTTATACCAGACCCGGCTTGGGCAAACTGGCTGACAAACAAGTGCCCGAAGAACACAGCCACGTGCATTCCGTACGTGCGCGAGTAGCCGACGCTGGTGATGAAGTCATTCCGCAAACGCAAGATATTGCGATTGACACCACCAATGTAAACATCCTGACCGTAGACATCCGACGAGAAAGTAAAATTAGCTGTGCTCGCGGCACTAGTCGGATTGGGAATTGTATTGCCACGAGTCCAAGTCCAAGTATCGCCAGGAGTGAAGTTAGTGTAATCTGTTACGTCACCTTGACCTTGGAAAGAAACAGCTAGCCCACTAACTGTTATCGTAGTCGACTGTTGAATAGTCAACGAGGCTGACCAAGCTCCGGCATTACGACGCCAGCGAAACGTCGAAGCGGTGACAATGTTAACATCAATAGTGTCACTAGTTGCAGCAAAGTCAGTACTGTTGATACCGTACAGCAAACATTGACCCGTCAGCCCAGCGTTAGACGGCTGAGCGGTTTGCAACACTACAGGAATAAGCGTTTGCGTCGCAGGTGTAGTGACATCAATATACCGAGCATTAGTCTCATTCAGCGCCAAATACTTCAGCCCTAGCGAGGTGCTGTACACCGACCTAAGCATCCGTACGGGCGAAGTCGCACCCTCGCCAGTCAACAACGAAGTATTAACCAAACTGCCCAGCCAAGGAGTCTGCTCGAGCCGACCGTTGGCTTGCTTCAAATTCAGCAAGTCCCAGCAGAACTGCGGGTCCAGCAAATGCCGTTGCACGCCCTGGTTAAAACCACGGTTAACAACCCGCACAGCAGTTTGATGTGTCGAAGGCATTAGTCTAGCGAAGTCCAGTCATCACCCTGATAGCCCTTCTTGGCGTCGTCAAACGTAGCCTTATCCCAGGCTGCGTTAATCTGCGCCTGCGACAGCGCAACTCGGGCGTCTTCCTTAATGTAGTTATTCAGATTCTGCACCGTTGCCAGCAGCAGCCAGTATTGATAATTGTCAATAAAGAAATCCGAAGTCTCACTGCCGTCCAAATCCGGCAACGCTTTCTGGCCGAAAAACATAAACCAGGCCGCAGCGTTGGCCGTGTTGACATAGAAATTAGTCCCGACAATGTACGCAAACATCTGCTGCGTCGGGATAGTGTTGTAATAAAACGGCGGGTTCTGCGGGAACACCTGGCTAAACGGGTAGCCCATGTTCACCGGCAGCAGGGTGCGGAACCATCGGCTGTTGTCCAACAGAATCCTGTTGGTCGCCTGCATATTACCCTGCGTGTCCTTGGTGTAATTAAACACCATATCAATCTGCTTGATACGCAACGGAGTGACACCGTCGTCAGCAGTGTACGTGCCATACCCACCGCTCGGGTAGGCCCAAGGAGCGCCGCTTGAACCGTTAATTTTAATCGCTCCCATAACCTTCAGCTGCTCCCAGTCAAAAGCCTGTTGAGCCTGACGGCGCGAATCGTTGATCGCAGCCAGTGCGTTGTCAACAGTGCCGGGTTGAAACGTCGCAGCCGTGCGACCAGTGTAGTTCAACACCCGATCAACCATCGACTGCATGTAAGCTGAGTAAGGCATAGGGAAAAGTGGGCCTCAGGTGCGTATCAGAAGTTGATACACACCCGAGGCTTTTATTTAGGCAATTTTAGTTGCCAGAGCCGTAGTTCGGCATACCACCAGACTTGCCCGGGGCAGCCTCACCAGAGGTGGTGTACTGCTTCAGGACGTTCGTGCCGGACAGGCTGTCTTTCGCCTCTCCACGCAGCTGGTCGGTATCGCAAACGTGTGACCCAGTCTTGGTGGTCACTTCCATATTACGGAGATCAGGGACTTTCATAGGTAGGTTAGTTAGTATCGCCAACGACGTCAACAATCAACGTGCCCGACACATTGGCCGGGCCCGTCGAACCGTTAACAGTCGTGTAGGTGAGAATGTTGTTGTTGGAACCCCACGCGTCAAGAGTGACACCAACGCAAGCGTTGGCCGGGGCGGTAGTCAGGAACAAGATCGGAGTCGCAGAGTAAATCTGGTCGAATCCGAGGACATCAGCCGGAATGTCGCCAGCAGTGCCACCTTGCGCCGTAAGAGCGATCTGCAGACGACGCCGAACGGCAACACGCTTGTTAGAAGCAGTGCCGATGGTGTCGTCCGTCAGGATCGTGACATTGGACGCGGTGATAGCAGCCATTGGTTAGTTCCGGAAGTCGAGAACGTTTTGGAGGTACATGTTGGACTCCGGGAACTCGAGTTCGAGACCGGACTCCGACAGCCACTCGTCCTCGCGGTAATCCGCGTTGTTCGGCTGACGCTGGGTGAGCAGCTCCGTGTCGCGACCGTTCATGTAACGGTAGCGCAGGTTCAGCACATCCAGGAACAGCGCGTTGTACCGCAGAATCGGGTTCTGCGAGAACAGCGGGTGCGACTTGTAGTAGATCTTACCAAACGGAGTCTGGTGAGCCACCACGTTCATACCGTAGGTTTCCGTCAGCGGCAGATCGCCGTTAAGGACCGCACGGGACTTGTACAGCTGGTTGATGACGTTCAGGAAGCCCGAACCGCACAGCACCAGCTTCTCGTTGGCCTTGTTGTTGGTCACACGGAAGACCCGCTCCAGGTAACCATCATACAGCTTTTCAGTGATGTAGTTATTGGAGTTGGTGATGATACGGCAGTCGTCATCGGTGTCCAGCGTCACAGCGGGCGGGCCGACGGACACGCCGTCACCGCCACGATACTGCGAGTACGCAGCCTGCCACTGCTGGAGGAACCAGATCACGCCGCCGGTGTAGCGGGTGATGGTACCACCGTTGTTGGACAGGAGCGACTGACCGAAGATGAAACCCTTTTCCATCTCGATCATGTGGTTCACCGAAGCCTCCTTGGCCTGGTCCTTGTAGGGGCCAGTCTCGTCGTACTTCGCGCTGGTCTTGAGCGCCGTGCCAGTGATCTGGAACGCGGTGCGGAAGATCTGCGTGTAGTTGTAAATCTCGATCGGCAGGTTGTAGGGGTTGTAGGAAGAACCCACGTTACCCTCGGCGAAGGCCGAACCGACGATCAGGACTTCAACGCTGACACCGGAGGCGCTGTTGTACGTGACCGCGTTAGCGGACGTCTGAACAGCGACGAAGGCGAGGCGGTTGTTGGCGGCGTCAACGTAGGTCACGCGGCCGAGCAAGGAGACCAGGCCGAGGACGGAGTCCACAGCATAGTACTTGATCACGTGGCCGACGCGGAAGTTCGTCGTACCGCCGTTGACATTAACGTTGACCTTGACACCGTACTGGCCGCCCGTCGTCGGCGTGAAGTTCGCGACGGCGGTAGTCCAGGTACCAAAGTCCGAGGAGACCGCGCTGTAGAACACGACGTTGCCGGTGATAGCGGCGGTCGTCGTGCGCTGCGGCTGCAGGCGCTTCTCGTACCAGTGGAACTCGGGATCGTTAGTCACCTCTTCCTTCATCAGAGAGAGGAGACCCATTAGCGGAGCAGCGCCGTTCGGGTAGAAGTAAAACACCGACCGGCGCACGTTCTTAAATCGTTGCGTGGAGAACGATTCGGAGCTGATTAGACCAAGAATGGCCATTGTAGTGCGTTGGTTTAGCTAAACCGCGTTTGGTTAAGTAGCTGTTCCGGAGAACAGCCGCTCGGCAGTGGATTGAGTCGGTGCGGCACCACCTGATACTCCACTTCGCCCTCCCATTGATGTGGTGGACATTGCCCGAGAACCAGACTGCGGTTGAGTGGTCTGGTTGTTGCCCCCGGCAGGCCGGCCAGCGAGTTTGAAATCGCCAACCTGCTTACCGAGGAGTTTAGCCGCCTGTGCCGCGACGAAAGTTTTTGCTTCAGAGATCGTACCAAACTTCATTCCACGCGCCTGCGCGGCGTCGGTGATTTCCTTGAGCAGCGGACCGTAGTCCTTCAGCCCAGGGTATTCGGTGGTGAACTCGTTGAAGTACTGTTGGGCCCGCTGCTGTTCGATGGTCTGGCGAACGGGCTGAAACTGGGACTGAAGTTCGTTGATGCGCTGGTCCGTTAGGTAACGATTGATCGTCACCGCTTGCTTGGCGATTGACTGCAGGTGCTCGTTGTACGCAGCGAGCTGTTCGGGACTCGGCTTGATACCGAAAGTCCGCTCGAAGCCCTGTTCGTTAGCGGTGTAGATGTTGAACTTCTGACGAAACTCCGACTCGCTGATCTGCGGCTGTTGAGCCTGCTGAGCGGGCTGACTGCCACCGCGCTGAGCAGCAAGTATCTGCTGAAGCTGCGCGGGAGACATCCCGATGATCTGCGGGGCCGCCGGCGTCGTG